TGATGCCAGTCAATTGACTGCCATTACCCAATATAAATGCGCCCTGCACATTGGCACTAGTGGTCACATTGCCGGTCATGCTGGTAATTGCACCTGTGTATGTGGGCAGGAATGCAGCCACATTGGTGTTGCCATAACTGCCGCCGCCACTAATGCCAGTCAATTGACTGCCATTACCCAATATAAATGCGCCCTGCACATTGGCACTAGTGGTCACATTGCCGGTCATGCTCGAAATAGCACCAGTATAGTTAGGTAGGAATACTGCCACATTGCTGTCGCCATAACTGCTGCTACTAATGCCAGTTAACAAACTACCGTTGCCCACAAAGAAGTTGGCAGTGATATAATTGGCACCAACAATATTACCTGAACTGCCGCTGGTAACGATATTACCGGCTTGCACATTGGCAGTGGCAATAATGTTGGCAGTGGCAATAATATTGCCGCCCTGCACATTGGCTGTGGTAGTCACATTGCCAGTTAAACTGGTAATAGCACCAGTATAGGTAGGCAAAAATGCAGTCACATTGGTGTTGGAATAATTGGTAGTAATACCAGTTAGCGCACTGCCATTGCCCAATATAAATGCACCTGACACATTGCCAGTCACCGTGACAGACGGACCTGACATGGTTTTATTAGTAATTGTTTGGGTGGACGAAACATCTACCATTTCTATCCAAACACCGCCGTGGGCAAAATACATTTTGCCGTCTGCATGACTGTGTGCTAGAGCACCATGATAAGTGGCCGCACTGGGAAAGGCAGCTTGATTGGCCCAGTAAAATGGTATCACACTGCCAGCTTGGGGTGCGGTTATAGCGCCACCAGATGATATCACGCCCGTGCTGATCAAATTGCCACCTTGCACATTGGCCGTGGTGGTCACATTGCCAGTCATTGATGTGATAGCACCAGTATAAGTAGGCAAGAATGCTGTCACATTGGTGTTAGAATAAGTTGCAGCCAGACCAGTTAATAAACTGCCATTACCCACAAAGAAATTGGCAGTAATAAAATTAGCACCCACAATATTGCCCGAACTGCCGCTGGTAACGATATTGCCGCCTTGAATGTTGGCAGTGGTAGTAACATTACCAGTTAAACTGGTTATTGCGCCAGTATATGTGGGCAGGAATGCTGCCACATTGGTATTTGAATAAGTGGATCCACTGATGCCAGATAGTTGCGATCCATTACCTAGAATAAATGCACCCTGCACATTGGCCGTGGTGGTCACATTGCCAGTCATACTAGAAATGGCGCCAGTGTAAGTGGGCAGGAATGCAGTCACATTGGTGTTGGAATAATTGGTAGTGATGCCAGTTAGAGCGCTACCATTGCCTAATAGAAAGGCTGCCGACACATTGGCCGTGGTTGTGACATTGCCGGTCATGCTGGTCAATGCACCAGTATATGTGGGCAGGAATGCTGCCACATTGGTGTTGCCATAAGTGGATCCAGCGCTGATGCCAGTTAGTAAGCTGCCATTACCCACAAAGAAATTGGCAGTAATAAAATTAGCACCAGCAATATTGCCTGAACTGCCGCTGGTAACGATATTACCGCCTTGAATGTTGGCAGTAGTAGTAACATTACCAGTCATGCTGGTGATAGCACCTGTGTAAGTAGGCAGGAATGCTGCCACATTGGTGTTGGAATAATTACCAGCTCCACTGATACCAGTTAGTTGCGATCCATTGCCCAAGATGAATGAGCCCGACACATTGGCTGTGGTAACGAGATTGCCCGTCATTGACGAGATAGCACCAGTGTAGGTAGGCAGGAATGCAGCCACATTGGTGTTGCCATATGTTGCGCCTATGCCAGAGAGTTGACTGCCATTGCCCAGGATAAATGCACCTGACACATTGGCAGTGGTAGTTAAATTACCCGTCATTGATGTAATAGCACCAGTGTAGGTAGGCAGGAATGCTGCCACATTGGTGTTGCTGTAATTGCCGCCGCCACTGCCGGCATTGCCTTGCACTTTGGTGTTGCTGGTGACAGGATCCAAGCTGAATACAACCCCGCCGTTGTTGCTCAACAGGCTCAACAGTTGTTGTGCGTTGTTCAATATCGAAGCAGCACCGCTGCCAATATATAAACCTGTTGTATTGCTTACTGATACATTGGCCATTAGATTTTCCTTATTATTTTGTGCTTATGCGACGGCCTGTCCTGGGCTGGAATATGCTGATCAGTTTGCTGTGACCGCCGCTCCACTTGCCTTTGTTATTCTGATCCAACACAAGATCGTAGGCTTCATTGTATTTGGCTGCGTAGACCGCAGCATCTTCAGGCATCTTGCGTTTTAGATAGTATTCTCTCAGTGTGCCATACACATAACCTTCAGGCCAACTGCTCAGCACCACATTGTTTTCTACCACGGTGACATTGTCGGACTCCAAACTGAACAGCAAGGGCCATGTGGTAAAGTAATACAGGTTGATTATGGTGCCCGAACTGACTGTGGGAGTGAATTCATACTTCTGACCAACTTCACTGAAGCTGCCGCGAAACACCTGCGGCACATTGACTGGACTGAGATACAGTTGACTTATAAGTTGTTGTGCAATCATGTCGCGATCGCCAATACGGTCATACACAATGAACGGTCCACCAGCACTGCTGCCCTGTTGAAAGAACAAAATTGGTCTGTTCATGTCACTGGGAATAGGCACTGCTCCAGTGCTGTCTGCTGTGCCAGTGGTGGTGTAGGGATCAGTTCTCAAACCCGGCAGTTCAATGTTGCGCATTGACAGCTCGGCCAAAAAGATACACTGTTTGATTTCAGTGTCGTTGCTGCTGCCAGTAAAGGCCTGGATATAGCTGACTAATGCTGTGGCATTGGCAATCATTGTGCTCATTGTTTTGTTCCTACGAAATTGGCTCCGGCAAAGAAGCGTTCTGCGCCAACCCGAGTGGGATAGGGCACATCAATTGGTATGGGCAGCTTGCCACCCGGATAGCAGACAAAAGCCGAATATTCTTGTTCTACTACTTTGTAGAATTGTGCTTTGAGCGTCTTGTCTCTTTTGATAGTTTGCCAACTCATACCACCAAAATAGTCATTGCTAATTTGAATAGCAATGGTGTCGGGCAGTTCCATCCATTTATAACCTATTTTACCATCGGGCATCATGGGTGCCAATGGATCCACATAACCTGCTTCTGCTCTGGCGCGATAATCTGCGCACACATCAGCAATATATTCCACATTGAGCTGTTCGCGTCGAACATAGAACTTGCCGTCTTCGCGGCCAGTGGTGACTCGAACATTTCGACTCTTGTTGAACTCAGTGCGACTCCAATCGCCCTTCATGGCATTGTATAGCCGATCATTACTCAACAATCTATCGGCTATGCCGTTGTCAGCTGTGACCAAACCGCCATAATCTTGTCTATGGGCTCGTTCATCGTGTTCTGGGTCGGGTCCTTGCAATAGCGATGTGTCTTGATAGTTGGAAAATTCATTCATATAGTATTTAGTATCAGTAATATTCCCTCCATGCTCTCAGCTGGCCATAAAAAAAGAGCACCGAAGTGCCCTTTTTTATTTTCTAATCATTGATGATTAGAATGATGCGCCACCAAAGCTGTTCAAACGAACCACATTGGCACTGGCTCGTTGCGAACCAGTAATGGTTGTGGCACCACTGCCAGTAAAGCCTGCGTAAGCACCGCTGGCACTGATATCGTGCAACACAGCAACACCAGCTGGATTACGGATGATCAAGGTGCCTTCCATGATGAACTGATCCAGCGATGCATCTGCATTGCTGAACACTTCATTGTTGGGTCCTAGATCTCGCAAGCTGCCCCACTGAATCACTTCTTCGTTCAAGAAATAGATCTGGTTACCAGCACCCACGCTGTCCATGATCCAACTATCTAAAATTTCGTAAGTGTAGTTGAAGTCGCCTTCGTATGTGGCAATTGTGTCACCACGCTCACTGTTGACACGGTTTTGACTACGGCTGGTAGGCATTGTGTCGCTCAGGTGTGTGCGCAAGCTGGTTGGGCAAACAATACAGCTGATTTTGGCGTTGAAACGCTGTTCAGCTGCTGTGACCAATTGCTTGTATAGACTTGGGCTGAACTGTTGCAGTGTGCCAGTGTAGACATAGTAGTTGGAACCCAGGCCTTCGCCGTCATTCTGAATACTGTTGCCGCTGATGGATCCACCCACAGTGAACACATTGGCGTTGCCCACCACTGTGGCATCACTGGTTTCATTGTTGACATAAGTGAAGTATTGACCGCTGCTCAGTGGGTTAAAGCTGTGTGTGCCTGCGAATGCGTTCAAGCTACCCATGCGACGACCAGTGGCCACTGCAGGACCAACACCGCTGGTGTTGGCAACTTGCACATTGGCTGTGGTGTTGCTGGGCACTGTCACATTGGTTGTGAACACAGGAGCAGGAATACTGACACCCAGTGCTAGACCGCTTTGACCGGAGAACTTGGTTCCGATTTGATCGTTACGAACAATTTGTGCTTCCACATCAAACATCAATTCGATCAATTGCTTGACTTCTTGATATGCTTGTGGATCTCCACCTGACTGCTCAACAGCGCGAGCAGTGCCAGTGGCACCCACCACTGTGCTGAAGATTTGTGTGTAGTTGCCCAAGTTGGCACGCCTTTGTGTTTCTACTAGAGTAGAACTGACTGCTGCACCTTCCAATTGTGCTTGGATTTCTGGTAGACGATATGTGTCGTTGGTCCACAATGGTAGTGTAGAAACTACTTTGCGTTTCTTGGCCATACACATGTTGAGCACAGGTGTATCGTCTTTGACGCGGTTAGAGACATCTAAGTCTAGATCTTTGACAACGATATCGGTTTGGTAAGCGCCTGTTCCATTGCCAATCGCTGTGGTTGAATTATAAGCCATTTTATTTTTCCTTTATATTAATAGCATTTTTTTATCTTCCGCCTCTTTGTGACCTTAATGCATTCATCTTGGCCACCAAGAGGTTGTCTTGGGCGACTCTGTCACCCGATTTGGCTTTTTGTTCTAGATCCGAGAGTTGATTTCCGCCTCTACTGGATATGGTGGTTCCACCGCGCTTCTGAGAGGTCAAAGCTGCAATGCTGTTGCCAGCTTGCTTGGCCTTGGGTCTGTCGCGAAATTTAAGACCATCACGCAGCAACGACAATATATGTTCGTCGCTGGCAATTAGATCTATATTTGCCACGCCAGGCACCAACTGCCTACTTGCACCTGCCCAATCTCTGCTTACTTTGTCGCGTATTTCTTTATACACATATTCGTTACGCAGTTCTTTGTCTTTGAAATTCTTGCGACTGGTGTCGAGAACTTCAGCGACCTGCTGTTGACGAATACTGTAGAATTGATCCATTCGCGGCTTCAACTGATTCACAGTCTGGGCCTGCTGTTCCAGATACTTTTCATTCTGCGCCATGTTGGCTTGTATCCTGGCCCGTTGCGCGGGATCCTGGACCTGAGTCAACTGTTGCTGGAATGTATTTTGGTATCCTTGCACTCGCAAGATCTCATCATACGCACTCTGTATTCGAGGAGCTACAGTAAATTCCATTGCCAGTATCAGACCTTCTGTTTCACTGCGTTTGCTGTCTTTGTATTCATCAAACTCAGATCTGTCAATCTTCAACTGTCTCGCATCTTCACTAATTGCTGCACCTTGGCCCAGTATTGCGGCAGCTTTCTTGGCATCAATTTCGATATCTTTACCGTTGCGTTTGAATCTAAACTTGGCGTTTGGATGTTCATCTGCGAACTCAAGAAAATCAATAATCTCAGCTTCGGCGGAATTGGAATCGCTTACCTCTGCAGGGGCGGAATCTTCATCTGTGCTTTCACTATACTCTGCATCAGGATCTACAACTTCGGGCTCTACTAAATCGGTATTGCTGTCACTGCTGACTTCAACGCCTTCGGGCACCACAGGGCGATCTTGGGTTGCCACCCGCGAACTACCTGCACCAGTTTTTTCGGTAGCTTCTGGACGGTTACGCATGGCGGCCATCTTTTGAGCTATTGCATCCAATCCAATACTGGCTTCTTTGACAGGGACCGTGTCCACTGGGACATTAGGTGTATCACGAACTAAATTTTCCATACTTTTCCTAGGTTACGGGTTGGGGTCCAGCTCTTTTTGTTGCTGACTTACCACCCGGTTTCTATAATACACTGCTCTTTGCAGTGTAGCAATAAAACTATCTATTCCGGCTAGATGATTGCTGAGTGCAATCCTCCGGCCATTGTCTTCTTCGGTGTGTCCACTGACACCACCAATTGCTTCAGCCACTTCAAATTTGAAGTGATGTATGAACTGCACAAAGTCTCTGTTGGCCAGCAGGTTTTCTGCTTGGCTTCCATACACTTTGACTCGGTCCAATTGAGCCGGGGTCATCTTCTTTACATTGTTCAAATCCACCTTGACTCGAGAGTTGAAGGCTGCTGCTAGATCTTCGTCTATCATTTCAATTCCATCCTAACTTTATTTAGTAAGTTCTGGCCTTGCCCTCTTCTAACAAGCTGATGGCTTCCAATTGTTTCTCTGCGGTGTTGCCTTCAATGCTGTCCAAGATTTCTTTGGTCTTGGCACGGCTCAATTCAGTGTCAGCCATCTTCTTTTGGTCATCTGCGTTGGGCTGTTTGTTGGCCATGGCAGCTTGGCTCTGTTGGATCATTTCCATGACTTCTTCTTCAGTGGGCAAGTAAACATCAGCATCTTTGACACCCAGCACATACAGCATGTCTTCGTAGGGTTTGCGCAGTTTCTTGAATGAGGGCACAGTCAATGCACCGCTGGTGACACCTGCAGTGACTTCAGCAGCCAAACCTGTTTGTGCTTGCTTGATAACTTGTAAGCGTTGTAGGCTGTTTTCTTCACTCTTCATGCCCAAGGCCAATTCGATGTGTATGGTCTTGCGATCATTGAAGTCCATGTCATCAAACTTTTCAAAGTCCATGAATATGGGCTTGCCGTCTGGGTGAAACTCTTGAGCCAATTTCTTAACGCCGTAGTCATCACCAAATGCTATCAAGGTGCGCCATACCAAGTAAATGGCATCCTTGAGACCGCTGGCACAATTCTTCACTGTGTTGTCTTGTATGATCTGATTTGGGCCCAGAGCCATTTGCAATTTGATACCGCTGTTGCCTGGATCCATGATCTGTGGATTGAATGTGTCGCCTGGAGTCACCATGCCCACCATGCTCATGGCATCCTGTTGGATACGGTTGATGGCTTGGTCAATGAAACGAATGTCGCCTGTGGGTCCTGGAATTTGGTAAATGTCTTTGGCTGGATCAAACTTTGAATCCAAAACAAAGATGGCTGCTTCGCCGTCTTGCAACATTTCAAAGTCCAGCTTGTCGGGCTTGACGCCTATACGGCTGGTGGCCTGTTGTAGGCCAAGATGTATTTCAGCTCTGTGTCCAGCAGTCATGTATTCTTGTGCAGGGATCACTGATTCTGCAATGCTCATGCCGTAGAAGTTCTGTGCCAGGGGTTTTGGAACCATGTTGGCCACTGGTATAAACTCCACTTCTCTAGCACTGATAATGTATTGGCCGCTGTAGATCAATTCGATCAGTTCCAGTTCGCCGTCATTGTCTATGTCGTAACGGTTCCAAACAGTCAACACTGTGACCTGTCGTGCTTCAGGCTCTTGTGCCGAATAGCCTTGAGCTGGTAGGCCGTTGATTGGCACTGAATCTCTGGCGTGTATGGCCAAGTTGTTCAACATGCTGCCAGCTTGGTAACTGCCCACATTGTTGTATTCAGCGTAGATTTTGAATTCTTCTAGATCTATGTCCGGATACAGTTCAGTGGCTTCTTGAATACTCATGGGCTTGTAGTAGCCGCAGAATGGTTGTTCTTCAATGGAGATCACTGTAGGATCACACATCCAATAGTGTTGTGCAATGGGACGGAACTTGATATTGAGGTTGTAGCCAGTGAGTTTATATTTGGCTTCATACACTGTGTTGCGACGAATGGCTTCATTTAACACTTGGTCACCGTCAGCTGAC